TACCTTCTGGTATTAAAGTAAGTTTACCAAATAATACTTGTTTTATTGCATTTAATAAAAGTGGTATTGCGGCTAAATATAGCTTACAAGTTGGTGCATCAGTAGTTGATGAAAATTATGCGGGTGAAATACATTTAAATTTAATAAATGTTGGAGATCAAGATGTACAATTAAAAGCTGGACAAAAGATCTTGCAATTTGTGTTATTTAATCAAGATTATCATGAATTGAGAGAAATAAAATCAGAAGCACCTTGGGATTTAAAAAGATATGAAGAGAGAGGAGATAAAGGTTTTGGCAGCACAGGAGAATAAATCAATACTACAAATTGCTCATGATATTGTCTATAAAAGAAGACAAGAAAAAGAAAGGCAATATGGTCCATTTGAAGAAGGAATGGAAAAGACAGCAAAAATTGCTAGTCTAATTACTGGTAAAAATATAGAAGCTGAAGATATTTATTTAATTCTAACAGCTTTAAAATTATCAAGAGAAAGTTATAATCACAAAGAAGATAATTTATTAGATGCAGTAGCATATTTAGGAGCTCTAAATAAATACTTGGAGGAGAAATGAAAACTGGTATTGTAGGAATTTTAAATAATACGGCAACATCTGTTAATTCACATAGTGCAGGTTGGAATTATGTTATTAGAGATTCAATAAATTCTAACGCAGAATTTTTAACAGAAAAAGATAATTGGTTAGAATATGATGCATTAATTATTTGTCATGGTCCTAATTATAAAGAAGGTAGTTATAATATTGCTGGTGGAATACAACCTGAAACAATTGAAAGATCTAAGAAGTTAAATGATTTTAAAGGTAAAATTTATAGCGTAGATAATTTTGATCCAAATGACTTTTACGAAAAACGTAAATTAGATCTAAAATTCAATGGTGTAATTGAAAAATTAAGTTTGCCAACTAAAAATAAAATTGCTTATGGAGATAGTCATATTATATCTGTTTGGCCAGATAATGATTACGAAATAAGTAGAAATGATGGTAAAACATTATTTGGATTTTTAAGAGATCCAAAAAACTTTGATAATTATGAAGATATAATTTTATATTTTGGCAATATAGATATAAGATTTCATTTGTGTAGACAAGCTAATCCATTAAAAGCAACTGCAGAATTAGTTGAAAGATATGTAGAATTTGCTAAAAAATGTAATGCTACTATAACTAATTTATTACCAGTAGAAAGTGAAACTAGAAAAATACCAGGGACTGGTAAATATAAGGGTGAAAATTTCTTTGGTACACAAGAACAAAGAAATACATTAGTATTAATTGCTAACGATATAATGAACTCTTCAGGTTTAAATACAATACAATGGCCAGAAGAATGGTATGAAGATCTAGATTATTTTGAAAAACAAGTTATGGAACCTAGGCAGTCAGTACATTTAAGACCTAAGTTTTACCATAAGAATATTAAAGAAAAAGAACAGATGAGTATATTTTGAGCTTTGAAATAAGAGGTGAGTTACAAGCAATGTTAGATGATTATCATGTAAAAAGCATGTACATGGAAAATCATACTATAAAGAAAATACCATTTGAAGGTAGTTTAAAGAAAGCTGTAAATGATGATCTAATTTATAATGTACCAATATATGATATGGGCAGAAGAAGATTTGCGGCTTTTTGTAGTTTTACTGAAGCTGTTTGGCATGAAGAAAATGATTACAAAGGTAATGGAGAATTCTTAAAAAACGATATTAAAGAACCATTAGATTGGTTTATGTTGTTTTATCTATTTAGATTATGTGGTAGTGGAATTAATTATGTACCAAAAACTGGTTTATTTAATGATTTTTATGGTACTCATGGCTTTGGTAATTTTTGGATTATTGATTCAATTTTAAGAGGTAGATATAGATGTACAGAATGGCTAGATGATCTTAGAGAGAGACAAATACCATTTACTGATAATAAAGGTTATTTATTACCACAATTTAGCTATCCAGATATGAAATCGGGTCATTTAAAGCATTATATATTAAAAGATAGTTGGAAACTTGTGGCAGCAATATTAGATTATTTAATGCAAAAACCAGAAAGAGCAGAAATTTATCAAGTAACAGATTTTGGAAATAAATGGTTGCAAGACAATGGATATAAGAAACAAAACTTTGTATTAACTGCTTTTGCGTGTGATTTGGCACAATACTTTAATGACTTCGTAGATCCTAAAAGTAGATTATATGCAGGAACAAACGCAACTAAATGTATAAAAAGTATTTATCCTAAAGTTGGAAAAGTTAAAGAATTTGATTATATTAATGATGTACTTCAATATCAAGCTGAGAGATATGGATTATATCCAATGGATTGTGAAGACTCTAGAAATTGTGATATAATAAGATATTTAAAAGAATATCAGTCTAAAGATCATATTGCAAAAAATGGCGGCAAAGTTATGTTAAATAATTCAGTATTAAAAGATATTTGGGGACAAGAGAAATACTATAAATTTGTAGAGACATTATGAACTTAGAATTATTTGTTAATAAAAATAATATTACTTATGATAATTTGGTAGATGTAGATACTACTGCAAATAATAAACCAAAAGAAAGTTGGATGAAAGAATATAGTATTGACAAAAGAAAAGAAAAATTCTTTGAGTTTTGTAACAAGTTTGATAAAAGAGAAGATGACTTATTAAAATATGATTATCAAATATTTTCTCATAGGTTACATTGGAACGAACATCCTTTTTGTTATACATTAAAAGATCTTGATGACAATTTTAAAAAAATATTATATACTTTAATATTTAGTTTTACAAATGAGCATTGGCTAACTTTTAAAACATTACATGATAAAGGATTAGATGGTTTAAAAGAAAGATTTAAAACTGAGCGTCCTTGTAGATCAGATTTATTTCAAATTTATTATCCTAAAGGTACAATAGTTAAAGATTGGTTATTAGTTGGACCATTAAAATGTGCCACAGAAATGAAACAAGTATTAGATAATAAAGATAGAAGATGGACAATGATGGAATTAGCAAAAACATTTAGTGAATATTTTGAAAAAGAGCAAGGTTTTAGATCTGCTAAATATCCATGTAAAAACTTTGCAAGATATATGGCAATGACGTGGCCAGATCAGGTAGATCCAAATAGTATTTTATTTGGTGGAACTGGACATTTTGATGGTTTACATCAAATTTATGGTGGTGTAAATTTAAATGGTAGAGTAAAATATGATATTGATAATAATGGAGATTTTGTGCCACAAAATAAATATGCAGAAGAATGGATTGATCAAATGTTTGATTTAATTAATGACGAACGAAATCCAATTGTTAGACATCAATTATTAAATATAGAAGATAAAACTTGTTTTTTTTATAAACATATTGCAATTAATAAAGGCATGAAACGACCAACTAATAGAATACCATATAATTGGATATTTCCGAAGGAGTTTAAACTTGCCACATAATAAACATATAATTGATGGTATTAATAAAGATTTTGATCTATATTTTAATAGAGAGAGATACCTTGGTTTAACTAAGAATTTTACATCATTATTACCAGATATTGAAATGACTAAACATGATGGTGTTAATGTAATAAGAGAAGATAAATTATTAGGAGGAACTAAAACAAGAATTGCTGAATATTATTTTTTTATGAGTACTAATAAAACTGTAGTGTATGTAGCTCCTCGATTTGGTTTAGCAGCTGTTGCGATTTTAGAACTTTGTAAGCTTTATGACAAAGAAGTCATATTTTTTATGCCCGCTTGCAAATCAGTTAGTGATCATCAAGCTTATGTTATCAATGAAAAACCTCTTGATGTTAAATTCGAACGCATTGCTGCTATGCCAAATCTTAATAAAATTGCAGAAAGATATGCTAATTTACATGGATATGAATTCATTCCTTTTGGATTAAATCATAAATACGTAATTGCAGGAGCGGTTAGAGTCTGTGAAGATCTTTTAAAAAATTATGATGAACCTGATCAATTATGGTCTGCTGTTAGTACAGGAGTTTTAACTAGAGGATTACAAATAGGTTTTGAAAATACAGAAATGCATGGAGTTGCAGTAGCTAGAAATATGAAAGCAGGAGAACTTGGTAGAACTAAAATTATAAGCGAGCCTTTAGGTTTTCATGCAAAAGAAAAACAATTACCACCATTTGATACTGTAGAAAACTATGATGCAAAAGTTTGGAAATATATACCTAAAAATACTAATAAGAATATTTGGTTTTGGAATGTTGCAAAAGATGTAAAATGTCCAACAAACTTTAGAAAAGATTTAGTAAATTCTTATAAGGAATGGAATGATTAAAGTAAAAAATATAGATAATGCAATTATTGAAGTATGTAAGAAATTACATCATTCTGGAACAGAAGTTGCGCCTAGAGGATTTAAAACAAAAGAAATACAAAATTGTTTTATTGAAATGGACGGTAACGAATCACCAATAATAACATTACCAGAAAGAAAATTAAGTAGAAATTATTTAGAAGCTGAATTAGAATGGTATAAATCTGGAGATCCAAAAATAGATTATATTAAAAAATATAGTACATTTTGGGAAGGATTAACAGATGAAAATGAAACG